TAAGATTCACTCTGTAATCTCTCTGGTACGCATCAGCAGTTCTTCCCGTAATTGTGTCAGAAATAATATCAGTAAAACCACCAGAGTTATATTGAACAGCAATTTTATATTCAATAGTAGAACCTAATATGTCTCCTTTGTCTGTTGCTAACTGTAGTTGAGGTACAGTAATTAATACATTAATTCTATCTACGTTTGTATTTGTAATCTGTCTGGTAACAGGAGTAGAGGCAGTAACAACAACACCTACTGGGGTTACAGAAGAACTACTTTCTATACCATCAACTTTTGCTTGATCTGCCGTTCCAAATCTAGGTTTAAATACAACATCTTGATAATTAAAGTCAGTATCAGTTGCATTAGCAGAATCGGCTGACGCTTCTAGAACAGGAGTTTCATTTAAAAATACATCTTTTAAAGCAGCATTATTATATGCAGTTGTTCCTTGTGTTCTACCTTCTTTAGAAGCGGTTGCAAAACCTTCTATTTCTCCTTCAGATATTAAATCAAGAAAAGTAGCAAACTGTTTACTATGTAAAGTATCAGGAGTTCTGGTCGGGGGGGGTGGTGTTCTCTTCTTTCGTCTAGCACCAATAATTTTCTTTGGTATATCTGTCATGCTTGTACCTGCTGAGTATCAAGAGAAGTACTAATTACAACTGATCCTGTCATAATTTCTCCATATACTATTGGGACGGGAGTACCAGCCCTTGCTGTATTTTGCGTTCCAGAAAAACTAAATGATAATCTTGGATCTTCTTCTGAACTAAAATCTGGCAGATCGGGTAAAGGAAATAACATATCTGATACGCCATTTATAACTAAACTAGCTCCAACACCTGCAACAATTTTTGTCATAAAACCAACTTTTGCTAATGATCCAGCTTTTATACCCCCGAAAAGACCAAGACCTCCAGGTGCTACTGGCATAAGAAAAGCTACACCTATTAATGCAGCACCTAATAAAATTCTTCCAAAACCTCTAGCACCAGTAATAACAGGTACAAAGTGTATATCTTCTTTACCTATAGGATGATGTATCTCTGATTCATCTATGGCGTAATTTCCAACTTTTACCTGATAATATTTTGGATTCATATAACTTTCAACTTGTGGAAAATTATTAATAAGGAAACTTACGGCTTTTTGTAAGCTATCAACTTGCACTTCAAATTCTTTATGCCCTACAAACTCTGCGAGTTCACCATATAATTTTATTTTACGCAGCATAACGATACCTCCCTCCTGTACATTTTAATAACCAAGGACTGTATGACTCTCTACAAGATAGTCTATCGGCTGAATGATGTAAAACATCCCCATCTATAAAAATAGCCACATGATTTAATCCCTTACCTAAAATACTCATTGCCAAAACATCACCATTAATTAATGGTTCTTCTGGTCTTAATAACCTAAAACCTCTACTAGGAAGATACCTCTCAAATACTGGATCATCTGTAAAATCTTCTATTCTTGTTGGTCTTTCATAATCTAATAATTTAATTCCTTTTTCTTTTTTGTACCAATCAACTACTAACGACCAACAATCTGTTACAGCCCAAACCCAAGGTCTACCAAGTAAAGGTGCTTCATATCCACATGGCTCATAATATCCCCACGTTTCTGTTTTAGGATTAACAATATGCCAAGGTAATTTGGTCTGCTCACAACTCATCTTATCTGCCTGACTAGCGACAGGTGGTGTATCAGGATGACTATGAATAATAGCTGTAATCTCTCCTAAATTACTGCCTTTTATATAATCTTCTGGATCTAAAATAAAATACTCATCTGACTGTGCAGATAAATTACGACAAGGATGATATCTTTCCTTTCCTCTAATATTCAATAATAAACCACAAGATTCTTGAGGATCTTGGTCTTTCGCATGAGCAAGAGCAGCTTCTTTCCAATTCATCCGTTAAACGTACCAATAGAAGGAAAATCAGTTCTAGTACATTGTCTTTTTGGTGCTCTGATACCAGCAAGATCAAATACTGAAGCTAATTCAAATTGAACTATTTCTCTATTTTCTGCTGCTTTTCTATCAATTTTATATATTTCTTGTGGAAACTCTGCTGTAGCATCTGGAGTTCCGTAAGGATTTACATTACTAGGAAAATTAACAGCATCAATAAACCTTGCAAGAGTTCTAATCCGAGTAACAGTTGCTCCTGTTAAATCATTACCTGTTGTTGTTGCATTTACATTTAATAAAATCGCTGTGATTGTTCCTAATGCATTACTAACAGTTAATGTAGGTCTAGGTAATTGACCTTTACCGTATTGAAAACCTTCTGCTTTTACTGGAAACCTAAGATATTCATTACCCGCCCATACTATTTTCCCATTATCATTAAGACTACTACCTGCATGAAACCTATAAACAGTAGAAGCACCATGTAATGTAGTATCCAAAGTTAAAGTAAATAATTCAATTATTGCTGACGGATTTATATTTTGTAAATTGCTAACAATAGCAGAACTACTCATGGTTCGAACACCTCCCTAAATGATGCATTTATTGTTGCTCTATTAGCAAAATTTATTTGCTTACTCCAATTATCACATACATATTTTCTAGCAGCAGGTAATGTAATAGATACATTGCCACTATTGGTAGCACTGGCAGCAGCCACTACTGTAAATACATTTCTGTCTGTTACGGAAGCGACAACAAAAGAACCATCGGTAGCAGATCCAGAGGTGTAATCAATTGTCAAAACATCATTCACTGCAACACCATGATCAGTGATTGTTATTGTTACTGTTGTGGCTGATTGAGAATAAGTTCCTGTTTTTGTAAACCCTTCTGATGGTGGGCTATAAGTAAAACTAGTACTGTTATTAGCATTAGTACGCAAAAAAGCTTCTATAACATCAGATTCTGTTTCTGTTATATTTTGCCATGTAAGATCATAAACTTCTGGGTTTTGATGACTAGCCAACCCAAATAATATTCTATGTTCATAACCATCTGCAAATTTAACAATACGAGTATTAGGTTGTGACTTTTTTGTGAACCCAAAAGAAGCTTCAATACTTGGAAAGGTAGCCATTATGCAAGTAAACCTCCAGGTCTTTTTTGTTTAATAAGTTCTGATTCTATCGCTGATGACAATACAAGTCCAAGAGCTTTTCCTTGAGCCTCATCACCTTCTACAGAAGAACCAGACGCATCTACATTTACAACTATATTAGTAGCCCCACCAGAAGCTTCAACACCTAAGTTACCAGAACGGCCACGTTTCAATGGGAGAATTGCTTCTGCACCTTGCTCGCCCATAAGACCAAAGTTACCAGAACCTCCTGATCCATATTTAAATAATGTGGGCTGCGTGACGATTCCCCCTTTTGCAAACTTCATTAAGCCTTCTTTTCCATAAGCATTACCTTTTGCGTTAGGCGTAATACCAAAAGCACCAAGTAAATGTGTAATTATTGTTTGTCTTATAATTATTCTTGTAATATCTGCAAGTATTGATCTTGTAAGATCAGCAAAATTTAATTTACCTGTCATCACAAAATTAACAAGAGCATCTTCCATTCCTTTGAATGCTTTAGTAGTAGCATCTTGAATTTGTTTATTCATATCACTAATACTTTGAACATATGATTGCATACCTGCTCGTAAGCTTTCATATGTACTCATTCCTTTTTGCAATTTTTTATCTTCATTTTCAATACTTTTTTGATCTAATTCATTTTGTTCTACTTTTAAATCATTTAATTGTCCTTGAGCTATTGATAATTGATTTAAAGCTTGTGCTTTAAGATTTCTATTTCTAGGGCTATCATCAAGCCCACTAACTCTGTCGAACTTTTTCTGTGCTTTTGCTACTGCACTTTCTGCTTTTGCTATTGCATTTTCTAGTCCAATGCCCATAAATTGTTTGAAGGCAGTTATTGCATCATTTATTATTTGTATTATTTCACCAAATACTGCTTGAAACTCTGCACCAATAGGTCTTAATAAATCACCAAGATTATCTTTTAAATTACTGACAGCAGTTTGTAATCTATCACCTGCTGATTCTGGGGCTTGTGCAAGAATTTTTGCATTCTCACCATATTCATCAAATAGTTTTTGACTAAAGCCTAAGAAATCATCAAGAGTAACTTTACCTTGTTCTAATGCCTTATCTAATTCAGCAGGTGTCTTACCCATTGATTCAGCAAACAATGTAAAAGCTCCAGGCAAACGTTCTCCTAACTGTTGTCTAAGCTCTTCTGCCGATACCTTACCTTTTGAGAAAACCTGAGAAGTTGCTCGCATCGCAGACTTCATATCTTCTAGCGATCCACCAGTACCTCTAATACCAGAAGCAATTGCTAAAAATGATTCTTTTGCATCATCAGTTGATAAACCAGCACCTTTAACAGAAGCAGTAAGAGATGTAAATTGTCTTACAATAACGTCTTGTGGTATTGCTAAATCTTTTGATGTTTTTGCTAAAAATGCCTGTGCTTTATTGTATTCATCCGTATCACCTATAACTAATCTAAGTGCTTTTCTTTGTTTTTCTAAAGCAGCATCATACTGCGCTATCTCTGATATAGCACCAGTAAATTGTCCTACCTGTGCTCCAACAGCACCACCAACTGCTGCACCTGCAACACCACCAAAAACACCACCTATTGCAGAACCAATTGCACCTTCTGCCCCACCAAAAACACCAGCAGCAGCTACAGTTCCACCAATCTTAGCAAGATTACCTAAACCACCTTTTCCTTTTCTAGCAGTTGTATTTAATTTTCTTAATTTTCTTTCTAACTGTTCTGCCCTTGCCGTAGCAACTTTAAATTCTCTACTACCTATTTTTACAGAGTTAGCTAATTGTCTATAAGAATTAGATAATGATCTTGTACCACTAATAGTTTGTGTTGCTGCTTTTTTCTGTTTTTGTAAATTTACTAATAATTTTCTACTAGAATTACCTGCCAAAGTCGAATTATCTTTAAGCCTTTTTAAGCTACTTGTTAAACCACGCAGTTTTTCTGTGCCTTCTACGCCTACTAATATATCTAATTTTGTTTCTTGCCTTGCCATTATTTTTTATCCTTTTGCATAATTGACAATGCTTCGTATTCCATTACCTGTATTCCTTCAAACATAGCAACAGAATCTTTAACTGTATATATTTTACACAAGTATTCCAAAGATTTATAGTTTATGCCAGTTAATCCAGCCATACTGACATAC